GGTTCTCATAACTAAGACCGTTTAATATTACTAATTCATCTACTCGCGAGGAGAGTTGTTTTTTAATTTTTCTACCAATGTAGCCGTCACCGATTACAATTAATTTACTCATTACTATCTGGATTATTTTTTTGTTCTTGTGTTGTATCGAAAAAATCTATTTTACCTACTCTTCTCAAAAGAGTTTCGATGGAATCATAATCTTGCGCAGTTTTACCAGCAATAATAACTACACTCTCTCCTTTGGTATCGTATCCTAATAAGACAAAGCTTTTAAGGAACTCAGAAAGATAGTCGTTCATAACTGACAGATCCTGCTCATTATTTTCTGTCGATTCTGCCGCGCTGATACTCGATTTTAATAAACTATCAAAGTTTTTTTGGTTTGTATTTTTTTTATTCACTAATCTATGGGAGTATGTTTTTTTCGTGAAGTTTAGTAATAATAACTTCCATACTATCTGTTTTTAATTGAAGATTTTTAAATTGATTACCATTATGTAATTCAAACATTAGATCTCCGTACCAATCTTTATTCATGTAACAGGTAATATATAATGCGGTTTGTCTTGGATCAATCATTACTGTCCATCTGCGAGGATCAGAAGCGCAATAATCGTTAAAAATTCTATTTACTATATAACCGTTGTCTCTTAACCTTTTAATAAAGTAACCACAAGTTGTAACTTTATTCTTTTTCATTAATTTTTAAAACTCGTACTTACAAAGGTTAAACCACAGTCATCTAATACAATATCAAGCTTAAGCATTTTAAACTCGTTATTAATATATACTTTACATTCTTCAAAATTCAATGTAGATATAAGTCTAAACAACTCTACATCAAGTATCAATTCTCCTGGAATATTATCCCCAGTAAAGTCTTCTCCTATCAGAGCTGTATAACTATCTACATTTTGTAATTTTTTATCTGTAAGCTCAGCAGATACTTTATCCCCTTCATTAGTGAGATATATTTTACTATTCTCAGTTACAAACGGCAAAGCCTTGAGTATAGAATTATTTTTCTCTCTTGTTAAAGTGAAGTTAGACCACTCTCTTATTTGTTTTATTCTGTCAAAATCAAACGGGCTCTTTAGAGCTAAACTATCATCAAACAAGTGATACTTAAACTTACTACCTTTACCGTTATTATAAGTAATACAATTTTCTTTGTATTCTAAGTTGAAATCTTCTTCCTCAAGACAGGATAAAATTTTAATTAGTTTTATTGTATCAGGTAAACACAAAGTACACCCATCAGAGGATCCTCTTTTTATTTGATAACTCGCCTTTAAAAAGATATTAGAGTTATTATGTACTACCGTAGACATTTCTTCTGTAGCGGCGTCTGGTTGACCGGACATTTTATATCCACCACAATCATGAGTTGATGCTGGTCTATCTTGTACAGTAAGAGTACAATTAGGAGCTAGTCTTGAAATAGGATTAAGGAAACTTTTTATGAAGTTATCTCTATTTTGAATCGGTAGAATCATTATTTTCGTTTAGTTTGATTCTTATATTAATCTCTTTTGCGTTCTTTGCAACGTTTCTTTCGATTAGATTAACAAACTTGGTGACTTGTTTCTCCACAGCTGTAATTCTATCTATAAGAGGAGTCAAGTCTTGTTGTACGATTTGTTGAACAGGCTGAGGTACCGGTTGTTGCTGTACTTGTGGTTGTACTGGCTGCTGGACTTGTTGTACTACTCGCTGGGGGTTTCGTCTCTCTGCAATACGTTGTCTA